TAACAAGGAGTTAATAATGCCTAGAGTAGGAAAAACACATTTCGCTTATACACCAGCAGGAAAACTTAAAGCTGAAGCTTTTGCAAAGAAGACAGGCCAGAAAGTTGTCCATGCTAAAAAAGGAAAGTGGATTCAAGAAGCTACTAAAAAGATGAAGAAAAAAGGTACGGTAGGAGCTTTACGTAAACAACTTGGAGCTAAAAAAGGTAAGCCGATATCTAAAAGTAAACTTAAACAAGCTGCTAAAAGTTCCAATCCTCAAACTCGTAAAAGAGCTAACTTTGCTTTGAATGTGAGAAAAGGAAAAAGGAAAGCATAGGATGAGTGTATATATGGCTCCTTTAGAAGACGATGACGAATTTAAACAAAAAGAAGATTTAGGAAAATGTCCTAAGTGTGGTAGAGTTGGTTGCGAATGTGATCCTGAGACTTGTGATTGTGAACCACCTATAGAAGAAATTCTAGCCGATGTTCATAATAGTATAAACAAACAAAAAAATTTCATTCAAGATTTTGAATAAAAGAAGTAGGATTTTATGGCTGATAGAACTTCAAGCAATGTAGAACGTAACCCCTATGCAAACCAAGGGGGAGATGGAATGGTTATAGAGGAAGAAGAAATTGAAATTGTTCTTCCTATGGATGAAGATTCAGGACTTCAAGGCTTCTTAGAAGTTGTTGAAGAAATGACCTATAACCATAATGAGAATCTGGTTGACCAACTTGATGCCAGTGATCTTGATGAAATAGCTACTACTGTTATTGATGGGTTTGAAGCGGATAAGGAAAGCCGTGGAGAATGGGAAGCTACGTTTGAAAAAGGTTTTGATCTTCTAGGTCTTAAACTTAGGGAAACCAGCGAACCATTTGAAGGTGCGTGTACTGCCGTTCATCCTCTTCTTATTGAATCAGCCGTTAAATTCCAATCTAAAGCTACCCAAGAACTATTTCCTTCTAAAGGTCCAGTAAAGACACAGATACTTGGTAATCCTACTATTGAAAAGGATCGTCAAGCTAATCGTGTTATGAACTTCATGAACTATCAGTTAACAGACCAGATGCCTGAATACTTCAGTGAACTGGAACGTATGTTATTTAACCTTCCTGTCTTTGGTTCCGCTTTTAAGAAAACCTTTTGGGATATGTCTTTTGAACGTCCTATGAGTGAGTTTGTTCCTATTGATCAGTTCTATGTTTCCAATTTTGCTTCTGATCTACAGAATGCCGAAAGATATACCCATGTAGTCTACCGTTCTCCAAATGATCTTAAACGTGATATCGAAGCAGGAATGTATTCATTGGATCATTATGATGATGAAGGATTACCTCAAGCTACCGCCGTAGAACCTACTCCTATTAAATCCAAGATGGATATGATCCTTGGTATTACACCTAACTATGATGAGGAACCACAATACACTATTCTTGAACAGCATTGTTATCTGGAGATTGAAGAAGAAGTAGATGATGATGACAACGCAATGACGGTAGCTTTACCGTATATTGTTTCTGTTGATGAGCATAGCCGTAAAGTTTTATGTATTCGTAGAAACTGGAGTGAAGATGATCCACGTAAAGAAAAGCTTCTTTGGTTTACACATTATCGTTTTGTTCCTGGGTTTGGTTTCTATGGTCTAGGGTTTATTCATTTCCTGGGTAATCTAACAGCTACAGCTACTTCTGCTGTACGTAACTTAGTAGATGCAGGACAGTTTGCTACGCTTCCTGGCGGCTTCAAAGCTCGTGGTGTGCGTATTGTAGGCAGTAATGATGCTATAGCTCCAGGGGAGTTTAAAGAAGTAGAAGCAACTGGAGTTGATCTTACTAAGTCTATTATTCCTCTTCCTTATAAAGAACCCTCACAAACTCTCATGTCCATGTTGCAGTTTGTTACAGCGGCAGGACAGAAGTTTGCAGATGCTACGGAACAGGTTATCTCCGATTCCACTAACTATGGTCCTGTAGGAACAACGCTGGCTTTACTTGAGGCTTCTACAAAATTCTTTAGTGCTATTCATAAACGCCTACACTACAGTCAACGTCAGGAACTACGTATTCTTGCCCGTATTAATCATGACTTCCTTCCTGACGAATATCCTTATGATATAGCTAATTTGGAAGGAAAAATATTTAAGAGTGATTTTGATGGTCGAGTTGATATTATACCTGTATCTGATCCAAATGTCCCTTCTTCTTCTCATCGTTTAGCAATGGCTCAAACGATTATGCAGATGGCGCAGCAAGCTCCACAGGGAATGTATAATCTTAGAGAGATTAATAGAGTCATGTTGGATGCAGCGGGAATTGAAAATCCAGATCAATTCCTTATCCCTGAACAGAAGGCTGAACCTCGTGATCCTATCTCTGATATTAATGCAGCGTCACAGGGAATGCCTATTAAAGCTTTCCCCGGTCAAGATCATCAAGCTCATATAACAGTCAAACAGGCTTTTATTGCTGATCCTACTCTAGGACAAAATCCTATCATGCAAGCTCTAGTTCCTGTATTGCAAGCTAATATCAGAGAACATATGATTATGCAGTATGAAGAACAGATGACAGGAATGTTAACTCAAGGAATAGAACAGGCTGGTGTTGGAAGTCCTGAAGCTATTAGTCAGATTACTCAAGGAGCCGCTCAAGAAATACTTCAGAACAATCAGCGTATGGCTGAACAGGGAAGTGTAGAAGATCTTGAACGTATGACTTTGGAACTTCAACGACAACAGTTAGAATTAGAAAGAGAGAAAGTCAAGATAGATGCTGCACAGAAAGCAGCCGATATAGCTATACAAGAAGAGAAACTTGATCTAGAAAAAGATGCTCTTGAAGTTACTTCAGCAGAGAAGTTAGCTAAGATTAAAGGAGTGGAAAGAGATAGAGAAATTGTAGCTTCTACAAAAGAAGCAGATCGTAACGATAAATTCCTTATTGAAGTTATGAAGATGCTGGTCAAAGAAACCGGAGCTACTGTAGAGAAGATGAAAGAAGAAGTTGTATTAAGTCCTGAAAGATTTAAAGCTGGTGGATTTGCTGAAGGAGATGTAGTAGGTAATCCTTTAGAAGGTCTTATGGGAATGATAGGAAGCTTTGCAGAAACAGCCGCTATGCCTATAACTTCTGTTATTGAAATGATCTTTGGAGAGGCTCCACCACCATCCCCACCACCAGATGACAATATAGCTGATGAATTAAATATAGGATATGAGGACTTAGATGTTTTAGAAGATACTAGTGACTTTACTTCTGCTACCCCTGTACAGGAAAAAGAGGTTGACTTTACTAAAGATTTACTTAAATCATCTCCAAATTATATTGCAGGGTTACCTTCACATGATAAAGGTGCTATAGAAGTTGAAGAGTTACCTGAAGATTTTATTTCTGCTATGCATATACCAGTTGAAACACAACAATTACCTTCAACTTTAGAACGGATACAAAATTTTAATATATTAGAAGAAGGACAATATTCTAAAAAGAAACCTTCTGTTAGCAGTACTGAAAAAGGAAGTACAGAAGAAGTTGATCCTAAAAGTAATGTATTAACAAGACATGCAGCAAAATGGATGCATGATCCACAGTCTTTAGAAGAATGGAAAAAACAAGAAGAGGAGTTTGGAGTACAATCTAAAGTGGATGATATAACTACAGAAACATTAGACCAAATTAGTCAATCTCCTCCCGCTGAAGAACAACAGGTAGAAGGAGTTGATACCGGGAAAAAAATTCCTTCCCGTAAACCTCTAGATATTATTAAAAGACAACAACAAGTACATAATCTTAATGAAACTTATTTTCCTAAACAGGTAAATATAAAAGGTATAATGGCTTCTATGTTTGGGGAAAATAGTTCTTTTAATCATTCTCTTCAAGAAACATTAGAAGGAGGTGGAAAAGGACCGGGATATGGGTTATTCCAATTTACGGATTATTACAATCCTGAAACTAAAAAATCGGGAGGACATGCTACCGATTATAAGACGTTTTTAGCAACATATGAATTAGAAGATAGTCCCGAATCTCAAATTCGTTATGTAGCTGACGTTATATATGGTGACAAACCTATAGGTAGAGTTGGTAATAAAGAAAAATTAAAAGCAGCACTAGAAAGTGGTAATGAATTGAGGGCAACAAAAGGAATGGTTCAATTTTTCTTTAGACCTAGAGAATATCTAGATGTAAAACATGAGGATAAATCTACTCAAGTTAAGTTACGTAATAAAAAAGCATTAGAAATTGCTAGAGAAAGAAAAAAGAAATATAATAAATTCTTAAAGAAGATATATCCACAACCATGATATCCAGATCAAACATATCAAAAGAATTAACGCCAAACTTAGGAAATACAAGAAGGAGTAATAAGATGGCAACAAGAGGCACAATAGAAAAACAGACCAAAGATAGAGCTATAGAAGGTAAAAAGAAGAAGAAAAAAGCAAAGCCAAGAGTTGATGACTTTAGCGGGATGACTGTTGCTGACGTTGAAAAAGCTGCAAGAGAAAGTTTTAAAGAGCATCAGAGAGGTTCAAAAATAAAAGCAAGTGGTAAGATTAAGACAGATCCTCTTGGACGTTTTTTAGATGATTTAGGACGTAGACTTCCATTTCAGGATTTAAAACAATCAAAAGATATATATCCTGGTTCTGAACTTTGGGGAAGAAGTACTCCTGAAAAAGTTAAAATTCTTAAAGCTCGTCAAAAAAAGAAAGCTACTAAGAAAGCAAAGGGTGGAATGAACCGTGTTGGACTTTCCCCCGCTGAAGAAACAAGATCAGGTACGCCTTCAGAAGCTGCTCGTAGACGTAACATGAAGAAGGGTGGAGCAGCTAGTTCTAAATCCCGAAAGGTTGGTAAAGATCAAAAGAAAATTAAAAAATATGCAGTAGGTGGTCAAGGTTATACCGCTCGTGAAGATGAATCCCTTGGGATGCGTACTGGACCTGAACGTAGTAAGTCTCAATCAATGGCTGCAAGGCGTGATGAGTCTTATGGTGATTGGGGTAAACGCCGCCGTGGACGTGTTAACGTCAAAAAAGGTGGAAGTATTGGAGCCGCTCTACGTGGTGGTGGGGCAGTAACGAGGTAAAAAACAATGGCTAAACAAGATAACATTAAAGCTGGCAAAACCAAACAATGGAATGGTATTGGTATGAGTCGCAAACATGATGCCTTTACTACAGGAACTAAGAAGTTCGTAGCAAAGAGTAAAAAGAAAAAAGGTTAAATGAAAGTTCTTCCTGACAGTAAATTTATTGACACATATTATTTTACCAATCAAATTGAAAAGGAACTAGAAGAAGTAAAATTAAATCTTGCATCAGGTACTTGCATCTCTTATGATGAGTACAAATATATGGTAGGTATCATTGAAGGAATGGAAAAAGCTAAAACCATTCTTCAAGATATTGCCAATCAATTTGATAATTCAGAAGAGGAGTAATTTCTGAAATGCAACATGCAAGACTTAGTGGTGCTATAAAGAACGACGAATGGATTAGTGAAGAAAATGTAACTGATCCAGATCCATTACCAACACTTCCTGGGTATCATGTTTTAATACGGCCAGTAGCTATTAAAACAGAAACTAAGGGTGGTATTATTTTACCAGATCATTTTAAAGATGATGTTAAATATTTAACTACCGTAGGAAGAGTATTAGCAGTAGGAGAAACAGCTTATAAAGACTCTAATAAATTTCCTAATGGTCAATGGTGTAAAGAAAATGATTATGTTGCATATGGAAGACATGTAGGACATAAATTTGTATATAAGGGTGTACGTCTGATATTATTGTTTGATGACCAAATTATTATGCAAGTTGAAGATCCTACATATTTAGATACCATGTTTAATTTAACAACTGACGCTGCGTAATCGTAGTCCAGCCTACGTCAAAAGGAATAGAAATTAAAATGAGTGAAGAAACAAATAGCGAATGGGCTGAAATGGATGTTGATGCCTACCGTAAAAATTCTAATGTAGAAAAAAAAGAAGAACCAGAACAACGACAGGCATTTGAAGTAGAGGAACCAGAAGAAGTTCCTATAACTCATGCAAATGTTAAAGCAGAAGTTGAAGAGGAAGAAGAAGAAGTAACGGAAGAACCTCTTCAACAACAGGAAGATACCATTGAAGAACTTGATGGTATAAAAACAAAGGGTGCTGAAAAACGAATCCGACAACTCGTTCAACAGCGTAAGGATCGTGAAGGTGTTATAACTCAACAGAATGAAGAGTTAGCTAAATTAAGGGCAGAACTTTTAAGTTCTAATACATCTAAACAAACATTGGAAGTTGATTCCTTGGGTTCTAAGGAAGCAGCTTTAAAAGAACGTATTAAATTAGCGGAAAGTGCATATCTTAGTGCTTACGATGAAGGAGAAAAAGAAAAACTTCTAGAAGCACAGAACATATTACAAGATGCTAAAACGGATTTGAAATTTGTTTCAGCTAGGAAAAAACAATTAGAACATATACAAACTCAAGCTGAAACATTACAAACAGTTGATCATCAAGAAGCGCAGGGTTACGCACCACAACCACAACCACAACCACAACAACAGCAACCAAGGCAGGAAGATTATGATCCTCGTGCAGTTGATTGGGCTAGTAAAAATGAGTGGTTTGGTAAAGATGAAGTAACAACCGCTGTAGCTTTAGCAATAGATCAGCAATTAAAATCGGAAGGCTTTGATCCATCTAGTTCAGATTTTTATGAAGAAGTAGATATAAGATTAAAGAAAGAACTTCCACATAAGTTTCGTGTAGCGGATAACACGCAAAAACCGCCTCAACAGGTAGCAGGATCATCGAGAAAATCCTCCTCCAATAGTAAACGTAAGGTTAAACTTTCTTCAAAGGATGTTAGCCTTGCAAAGAAATGGGGAATACCTCTTGACACTTACGCAGCCGAAAAAGCTAAAGTCGATAAGACCGGCGATGGTTATACGGCAATCGGTAATAAATAACAAAGATACTCGTATTATAAAAGGAACGACACGAAATGGAAACAGTTACAGAAGTTAAAAAAGAATCGTCATCAGTAAAAGGGACAAGTAAAACTAGCAGCCGTGATTTAGAGGCTCGTGAAAATAATCAACGGGAATATGTTGAAACTGATAGTTGGCTTACAATTCCATCTTCTCTTATGGAAAATTATAAAAGTCAAGGATATCATTTAGGATGGCTCCGTATTTATTTAAAGGGTAATGAAGATTACAAAGCTGTTGGTCAAAAAATGAACGAAGGATGGGAGTTCGTAACTGCCGATGAAGTTCCTGAAATGACTACAGGCTATGGTTATAGTAAAACAGAAGATCGTTTTGAAAATTGTATTATTCGTGGAGATGTTGCTCTAGCAAAAATTCCATTTGATATATGGACAAGAAAAAAAGAAGCTAGTTTAAAACGTAACAAAGATATGAATGAAGCTATTGATAAACGATTAATGTCAATGCAAGATCGTAGAATGCCTATTACTAATAGTAGTCACTCACAAACAACCGTAGGTGGACGGCCTACAAAATTCGCAGACTCTTAACTTCTTAGTTATATGTTTCTTATTTCTTTTAGACCACAACTCTTGTAGAAATGGAGAAATAAAAATGAGTTCTACAAAAGCTTTGAATGGGTTTCACCCATCTCGTAAGCGTGGTAGTGGTGCTAATTCCACAGGTAATAGCCGTTATCAGATTACCCAAGGTACGAATCTTGCTATGTATTCCGGTGATTTGATGAAGCTAACTACGGGTGGATATGTTACCCCTATTACGACTACTACCGATTATGCCATTGGTGTTCTTGAAGGTGTTCGGTATGTAGATAAAACTTCGAAGCAACCTATTTGGTCGCAATATATTAATTCTAGTGTTTCATCTGATGATAGCATTACTTATGCTCTTATCAATGATGATCCTGCTACTACGTATATTGTCCAAGCAGATGCTTCTCTTTCCCTTGGTGATTTATTGAATAATTTTAATGTAACCTTGGGTAGCGGCAGTACTGTCACTGGTCAGTCTGGCTTTGGTATTAAAGTCGGATCTCTCACGACAGGAACTGCAATGGTCAAACCTCTAGCTCTCTGGGATACTCCAGGGAATGCTTGGGGAGATGCCTACACTAAAGTCGAATGCCGGATCGTGCGTCATGTTGATGCTCATCAGTCCGTTACGGCTTGTGTAGTTAGCCCAGAATAATAGGAGTAATTAAAAATGGCTATTAATCGCGCAGATATTGCGAAGGAACTCCTTCCTGGGTTGAATGCGATTTTCGGTCTTGAATATGGAATGGTTGATGATGAATTGGCTCCTCTATATGAGACTGAAAATTCGGAAAAAGCATTCGAAGAAGAAGTTCTCTTCACCATGTTCGGTGAAGCACCTGTCAAAGCTGAAGGTGCTGCCGTTCAATACGATTCCGCACAGGAAAGCTATGCTTCTCGTTATACCCACGAGACTATAGCTCTTGCCTTTGCTGTTACTGAGGAAGCTATGGAAGATAATCTGTACGATACCTTTGCCAAGGTTCGTGCAAAAGGTCTTGCTCGTGCTATGGGTTCAACCAAGCAGGTCAAAGCCGCTAATACTTTCAATAACGCTTTCTCTGGCTCTTACCTTGGTGGTGATGGTGTCGCACTAATTTCCGACTCCCATCCAACCGTAGGTGATGGCAACCAAAGCAATAAGATTGGTACTGCTGCTATTTCCATGACTACCTTGGAAACTGCTATTACCAATATTAGCAAGATCAAGGATGATCGTGGTATTATGGTTGCGTCTTCAGCGCAATCTGTCCATATCCCGCCAGATTTGGCGATGGAGACGGATATGCTGCTTCATTCGGCTGGTCTTCCAAACGGTACGCTTGCGTATCCTGGCAGCACGTATGCTCCTAATGATCTCAACCCCATTCCAAATATGGGTTTGCTTCCAAAAGGATTTTTCGTGAATCGCCGGTTTACGGATGCAGATAACTGGTTTGTAAAAACTGACGTTCCTAATGGTTCCAAGATGTTTGTTCGTATGCCTCTTGCCACCAAGATGGAGCCAGATTTTGATACTGGTAATCTCCGTTATAAAGCTCGTGAGCGTTATAGCTTTGGTTGGTCCGATTGGAGACAGTGGTTTGGCGCAGAAGTCTAATAAGAATAGACGCTAAATCATTTTATCGACTATGCAAGTGACAGAAGAGGTTTATATTACGTTTAAATCTTTTCTGTCACCTTTTTTATATACCTCTAAATATATGGTATACTAACAATAAAAGAGGATTTATTATTATGAGTGGAGCGATTAACCTCATCCCATATACTGTTAGCGCAACAGGAACTGTTACAAGTAATTCGACACGTATTGCTGGTTTTACGATTATCAATAAAAGTGCAACCGATAGTGTAGGAGCAAGATTTTATAATCTAGCAGATGATGGTTCGGTAAATAGTAAGATTATAAATATTGATTTCTTAGGATCAGTAGGAACAAATGGTGGAGCCAATAGAATTACACAAACTTATTCAGGAAATACAGGAATTTATTTCAAGAATGGAGTCTATTGTTCGGTAGATACTTCTTGCCAATTATTTATGACAGCGTTCTAAAGTGCTATGGCTTTATCAGGAACAACAAATTTCAACCTCAATCTTGATGAGATTGTAGAGGAAGCTTTACTACAGATAGGTGGTGAAGCTATTCTTGGCGATGAACCAAGACAAGCAAGACGTACTATTGATCTTCTCCTTAGAGAATGGCAGACACAGGGCTATTCTCTTTGGAAGACAGACCTTGGAACTTTTACTCCCCAACCTGTAGCCACTGCTAATGTAAATGGTAATGTTACTAATTCTTCCAGTATTATAGTAGATGGTAATACAGGTCTTATCTATAAAGATATGTTTGTTACCGCCGGAGAAACTACAGCTACAGCTTTAGTAAATGGATCACAAGTTGGAGCAGCAATAGCAGTAGATACTGTTAACGGTACTATAACAAATAATATGGTAGTATCTGGTACTGGTATAAGTGGAACTACAGGAATTAGTCCTACCGTAAGTTCTAGTTCTATTACCAGTGGATCAGGGACAGTAAATCTTAGTTCAACACAGACTCTTGCTGATAATGTATCTCTTACATTTAAGAGTGATGTTAATGGTGTAGTAGGAAGTACGCCAACAGTTTCAACTGTAACAGATCAGAATAATTTAGTTTTCTCTTCTAATCAAACTATCAATGATAATATAGCTTTAACCTTTAGAAAGAATTATGAAGCGTTAACAACGCAAGCTATTGATGTTTTAATTGCTACTTCACGCGATGATGAAACAGATATTGAAATGACTCGTATCACGATGGAAGAATATGAAAAACTTCCTACTAAATATACAACAGGTAAGCCAATTCAATATGCAATTAAACATGAACGTACAGGTCCAACAATGTATTATTGGCCTATACCTGCTACCTCAAGTAATTATACTATACGCTACTGGTACTTTGGATATACTGAAGATAATAATAGTGCAACTGTAAATGCTGATGTTCCTACTTTTATGCTTCCTGCTTTGGTATCGGGGTTAGCTTATAAAATGTCTCTTAAACGTCCAGGTGTACCTGATGCACGTATCGCTTTACTTAAAGCAGCTTATGATGAGATTTTTACTAATGCTATGTTAGCAGATAGAGAAAGGGCAGGATTTATTCTTAGACCTGCTTTTAGAGTATAATACTATGGCTGGTAGTGGTACTGGTGGAGAAATTAAATCTTATTTTATTTCAGATAAGAGTGGATTTAGATTTCGATATAGAGATAGAATTGTAGAAGATACGGGCTTTGTTGTAGGTCCGGGTGAAGGTGATGGTCAATTTACTATAAAGAGCCATCCACAAAATAAATCTCCACGGATTTCGGGATTTATTGTATTAAAAGACGCTAGACCAGATGAGGTTCTAGCAACAATTGGGAATGCAACATGGACGCCTAGTATGTCAACAGCTATTCAAACTAGTATTACCATGTTTACATCAAGTTAGGAAAAAAAAGGAAAATAAAAAAATGGCTATTTCGTCAGGAGTTGCAATTAAATGGAAAGAGCTTGCAATGGGAGGTCATCTGCCTAGTATTGCTCCTGGTTATGCAGGATTTAAGATAGCTCTGTATTCTAGTCTTGCCTCTCTTAGTAATGGAACTTCTTTGTATCTTACATCAGGAGAAATTTCTGCATCTACTGGAGGTGTATCTACTAATTATACTACAGGTGGAAATGTTTGTACTGTTCTTAGTGTATCTGTAGCAGGAAGTACAGCTTATATTCAATTTGCAGATCAGAGTTGGGTATGTGCTACTTTTGCTGCTGATGGATGTTTGATTTATAATACTTCAACATCTACAGCTAATCGTACTCTAGCAGTTATTGATTTTGGTGGAACTAAAACAGCTACTAATGGTACTTTTACTATAACAATGCCAGCAGCAGGAGCTACTACTTCAATTGTTCGCCTAGCTTAGTTTCTCTATAAAAGGATTAATTAAGCATGGCTTTTCCAGGTTATGATAGTTCTGCTTACGGGCTTTGGACTTATGGGTTTGTTGATACAAGTGTTTCTGTTACTTTAACAGGACAACAAGCTACATTTGCTACTGCTACTCCTATCGTTTCAGGAGATGCTAATTTTTCTATTACAGGAGTAGGAGCTACTTTTGCAGTAGGAACTGTAACTGTTGGTGCAGCGAGTACAATAACTCTTACAGGAGTAGAAGCAACATTTGCATTAGGTACACCAGTAGTAAGTGCTGGTAGTACTCTTACATTAACTGGATTAAAAGCTACTTATGAGCATGGTATTATGCTCTTTAAAGGGGATGCTGAAGTTGTCCCAACAGGGCAAGTTGCAACATATGCTGTAGGTGAAGTTACTACATCAGCTTCTAGTATCTTTACAGCTACTGGAGTAGATGCTACTTTTAGTACAGGTACTTTAACTTTTACATCTTCTTATGCATTAACAGGTGTACAAGCAACATATGGAATAGGATCTTTAGGTTATAATGTAAACTTTACTATGGTAGGTGTTCAAGCTACTTGGTATCTTAATCCTGATCAATATCCTTTATGGGCTTGGACAAAAGAAACAGGTGGAGCTACTACTGAAATATGGACAAGAGAATTAGGAAAGGCAGCTTAAAAAATGGCAGCAATAACCTATAGTACATTAGTACAACAAATTAAAGATACTATGGAAGATGATAGTACAGAGTTTTCTAATGCTGTTCCTGATTTTATTCGTAGGGCTGAATTACGTCTTACTCGTGAAATGGATACTCATGGATTAACACAATACTTTACTAGTAATTTTACTAAAGGTGAAGCTTTTCTGGCTATACCTTCAACTAACTTGATTGTAAAAAATGTTAACTATCTTACCTCTACTACCACTACTTTGGATAATGGAAGTGTAGTAGGACCAAATACACGTATTAGTCTTCTTGTTAGAACTAAAGAATATCTTGAAGACTATTGGCCTGTAAGAACTTCTACAGGTATACCAAAATATTATTCACACTTTATGCAGGATCAAATCCTTATGGCTCCTGCACCTGTTTCTGCTTTTGCATCTGAGATAGAAATTATTGTACAACCTTCTACTTTAAGTGCAGGAAATGAAACGAATTATTACACAACTTTTTGTGAAAATGCCTTATTTTATGCTACTATGATAGAGGCATGTTACTTTAATAAGAACGCATCAGCGGTCCAAATATGGGATCAACAATATCAAAGGGAAATTATTACAATAGTCAACGAAGCTAGACGAAATCGGAGAGATGATATGTCTAAACCTAACTCTCCTGCTGGTGGACCTGATACTTTAATTGATGGAGCAAACTAACAATGGCCTATACAAGTCGAATTAAAATGAATAAACAGGCTACGGGAGCTAATGCTAATACATGGGGAAGTGTATTAAATACTGAAGTTTTCTCTGTAGCTGATCAAGCAATAGCGGGATATACATCTGTATCTGTAGATGTTAGTGGTGCTATTGTATTAAGTGTTACAGACGGTGCAGTAAGCCGTGGTCGTAATAAATTAATAGAATTAAAAGGTACTCTAGCTTCTGCTAAAGCTTTTGAAGTTCCAGCAGCTAGTAGAGAATATACTATTATTAATAGTACTTCTGGTGCTTTTGCTTGTACTTTTAAAGTGACAGGTGGGGGAGATAGTGGAACAGCGGTTGCTCAAGGATTTGTAAGTAAGATTTATTCAAATGCAACTTCTGTTAATCCTGCTACTGGTGATGCAGCACAACGAACCGTAGGTATTGCTTCTGCTAATGTTCCTGAAACTTCTATGGCAGATGTTCGTTATAGTCAAGTTGCAGGAGATCAAAGTATTACGGGAAGTAAAATTCATACTAGTCTGATTGAATCTAATAGCTCCATTAAAGTTTCGTCAGGTAGAGCGTATGCAGTTCCGCATAGTGTGTTAGATGCAGCTAGTGTAATTCTTTCTATGGATGAAAGTAATACCTTCTTTGTTACTCTTACAGATAATAGAACTATGGGATTTCCTCTTAAAGGAAGGGCAGGACAAAGTGGATTGATTTATGTTTATCAAGATGGAACAGGAAGTAGAACACTTTCTTATGTAAGTTGTTGGAAATTTAGTGGTGGTACTGCTCCAACTGCTACTACTTCAATTAATTCTTGTGATATTATTTCTTATAATGTACGAACTGTAGCAGCTTCTCTTACTGTAACAGCTATAGATGCAGAAATGAAAACAGATTTTAAAACACCTTAATTAGGATATCTATATAAATGTTTATTCAACAACCTTTTAATTTAACTGGAGGAGCGGCAGCGGCTCCTGCTTATGTTCCTGAAGGAGCCGTCTGGATAAATGGTACCGATGAGTATTTCTCAGATACTCCTCCCTCTCCTAGTAGTGTAAGAATAGGCTCTCTTAGTTTTTGGACGAAACTGGCTGTTGATTCTTCATCAGGAAGTGATCAGCAAGTCATCATACAACAAGATCAGTCGGCCAATACAAATGAGGCACTCTTAGTATATTTAGGTAATAACTCATTAGTTTTTCGCTTAGAAGATAGTGGTGGTAGTTATTTAATTGATAGAGTAACTTCAGCAGTATATCGTGATCCTACAGCATGGTACCATTTTCATATAACATGGAATACCAACTTAACAATTGATGCTTGTGTTACCATCACAGTAAATGGGCAGCAAGTTACATCTTTTAGTGCTTCAACAAATCCCAGTTCGGCAGCAGATAGTGGATTTCCAAACACAGGGAAAACACTTACGATTGGAAAACATAGTGTTACTACCGCATACGAATATTATAATGGTTACTTATGCGAATTTATTTTCCAAGATGGTATAACCAGTTCACCATCTGATTTTGGTGAAGAAAACTCTGATGGAGTTTGGATACCTAAAGACACTGATGGTATTTCATTTGGTAATGCTGGATTTCATTTAGACTTTGCTGATTCATCAGATCTAGGGAAAGATGTTAGCGGCAATGGTCTTGATTTTACTGCTAATAATATGGGTACTGATAACTTCACTAATGACCGTCCAGCGGATAGTGGGAGTACGATTGGGAATTACTGCACAATTAATCCAATTAACATGTCCGATGCAGCGCAAGCCCCTACAAACGGTAATCTTACTTATACAAACAGTGGGGCTAACAACGAAGGCGGGGTATGCACTATTGCGGTTACTGGGGGTAAATGGCGCATGAGGTTCACTATAAATGCCTACAACTCTGGTACACCGTATTGGGGGATTGTAAATGTAACGGACGATACATGGCGTTCCGATATGGGTACTATTTATACCTCTGCATATGCTTGGTCGTTTGTGCATGCAGGTGGAACATCTTTGCAACTTAGAAATAACAACTCTGTTGTGTGGGCAGGAAGTTCCCTCTCTGTAAGTGACTATGTAGATGTGTTTTGGGATTTAGATAACGGCAGAGTATACGCAGCTATTAATGGAACCTATGAAAACTCTGGCAATCCTGATGCAGGAACAGGTTATGTTGATAATACTATAACAACAGGGGAGACTTATTATTTCACAGTTGAAGGATATAACAGTGCTGGTGGCACTTATGACTTTGGGCAAAGTGGGTATACGCCACCCTCTAATTCCGACACATTCCTGACAGTAAACACAGCCAATCTCCCAGCCCCATCAATATCCAAACCATCAGATCATTTCCTCCCCATAATCTATGAAGGTAATGGTGGTGGTCAACGTGTAGGCAACTTCATACCGTTTACCGATGCTTATGCTGTTGATAATTCCTGTCTACTCAAGGGTGAAAGTAGTCAGTATTTATCAGTAGCTAAAGGAAATCTTACTACCCCAACAGGTGGCACTACCAACGGAAATCAAAAGTTTACTTTGTCGTTTTGGTTAAAATTGGTGAAGAATAATGATAATAATAGTGCAGGAGACGGAAACGGTTCAGTCGTATATGGTACGTCTGCCGATAGTGGTAGTGGAGCCTCGATGATTCAGTGGGGTTGGAACAGTACACAAGGTCCGGCTTTTAACTATACAGATTGGGCAAATGAAAGTGGAGGCGGTAGTAACTGGTTAAGACGAGTATTAGGAAATGCAACAACCACATCTGGCCCACAAGGTGGTAAGGTTAATTTTGACTATTCAAATTGGCATCACTATTTAATTGCATCAGATTGGACTACTGGAGGGGGTGAATCTGGTAATGATGCAGCTTGTGAAGTTTACATTGATGGACAACTTCAGTCTTATTTTTTATATGATGGTACGGAATTAGTTAAAACCAATCCTGCTGACACAAATTATAGCGGATTGATGTCCGATATAGCAGATCAAAATATAGGTTGGTATCCCGCTGGCTCAAGATATGGGGATTTTTATATGGCAGAAGTGATTGGTGTTGATGGACAGAAATTAGCACCTTCAGTATTCGGTCAGACAGATACCTCAACGAACCGTTGGATACCTAAAGATCCTACGTCAACCCTAGCATCAGCGTCAGATTTTGGTAATAATGGCTTTTATTTAGACATGGCTTCAGCAAATGATTTAGGAAACGATGTCAGTGGAAATG